GCCAAAAGCACTCCGTTCACCAAAAACCGCCCCGCGTGATAAGCGGGCTTGTTCACATCCATCTTCATCGTGACGTTCAACCTTGAGTAAAGCGCACCGCGTGCTCCGACATGCCATCCCTCGTTTGAACACAAGAAATCATCACCTTTCTGTATGCCAGCACAATACTCCAAACCGTCAAACCTAGCTGCTAAACTGCATTTCATCATGAAGCAGTTCGCGTTGAGTGTGAAAGGATCTCCTGATCCCAAGTTCCATTTGATCGTCGCTTTGTACAGGTTTTCAGCCAACGATTTCACAAAGGCAATCGATCTAAGCATGATGTACAATTCGCACTCAGATGCTGGGACGCCGCAGTATTCGAGGTACATCGCGTACGCGATCACGTGAGCCGGTCGGTGCGTGCTATCTTGTCGAGTCAAGTCGATCTGGAGGTTGCCTTTCGCTTCGATTCTTGCGGCGATACCTCTATCCTGCATTAGCCGAGACAGTTCGTCGTCGGAATAGCCAGCATCGGTGATGAAATCGTCTCTGTCTGTGATGGCCATACCATAATACCCTAATCTCGCATAGGGCGCGAAGAAGTTTGTCATCGAGGCGTCGTTTGCAATGACCGTTTGCCCATGTGTTTCTCCACCATTGAGACCCGGCTTGACCTTCACCTGAGTCTTTAGAAAGCTTTTCCGAGCCAAAGAGTTCGCAGCGAAGCCCAATGGATCGTTCCAGCTGTCTATGAATTGCTGAGTCCTATTGGCCAGATAATCATAGCCGAAATGATCTATGGCGTGCCTTGCATATTCCTCCTTCATGAAGCTCCTGCAATAGAGATCGAAAATCTCTTTCGCATCACTCACTGCCTGTGCGGTTATGGCCATGCTCTTGGGTTCGTTCAATTGTCTCAAGATGACGTTGCGCAAATCATGATACCTGTCCTTGGACATTTGCACATCGCCCAGCGCAGAAACACCTGGTAAATGACTCCGCATTTTTGGTTCGTCCCCGAAACCCAACTCACCCATGCTGATCAGACCATATGCTTGGTCTGTGATTAGATCCAAAGACTCTTTGAAGTCACGTCTGCTGGTGTGCTGAGTGCGTGAATTGATCACCTCTTTCACAAACTGCAAACTGGTGATGTTCTTGATGTCTTTGTCCTTGTCGATCGTCGTGCCGTCGACATCCGGGTTAAGCGATACGAGTCGATCACCGTCTGCTAGGCTGAACGCCAAAGGTAGAGCGCTTGCCCCG